TGATCAATATTTAACTAAAATAAATCAATTAGAAGAATTAATAAAAGTAAAAGAAGAATGTATATCTATTTTGCAAAAACAAAAAGATACGACAGAACAAAGATTAAAAAAATTAAATGAAATTATAAAAGAAGTATAAATTTTGTCTTAATTATAAATATATGGAACCAGAAACTTATATTTATAATTACGGTGAAAACTACAATATTGTAGAAAAGGTAGATAATAAAGAATTATTTTATTATTTGATTCTTGAATTTGAATCAGGCGCTAAATATGTTAGCAAACCATTTTTTACACATGAAGAAGCTCTAAAACATAAAACAGAAAAGTTTTTATATCAGAAAGAACCATTTATTATTAAAAAAGATATTATCATACAATCAACCGAAGCAATGATGTTTAAATATTACGATGTCGCCGATTGTATTAAAATAAAATAAAGTCTAAGTCAAATGTATAGAATAATGACTAAAAAACGAACTTGTAACCTCTGTAATAAACAATTAAATTTAACTGAATTCGACTTGGTAAGCTCTAAAAGCGGTCATTTACGTAAACAATGTAAATCTTGTAGAGCTGTCAAAAATATTACATATTATCGAAATAAAATGAAGGAAATTAAAGATAAAAAGGAAAAGGATAAGCAAGAAGTTGATGAAATGAATTCTAAAATTTTTGAAGAAGTTTTTGGAGAAAAGTTATAAGCGTCTATTTTGCGATGCATGAATAGCTTGCGCTTGTCGTAAAGCCATTTCATAAGCTTGATCATGTGAATATGTGTCATGAGGCTTATAAAAATATTTCTTTCCATGTGTACCATATTGAAAATATGGCTTGCCTTTTTCTGTTCCTTGATGTATTGGCATGTTATATATTATATAATTATATAATATATGAAATGTCTTTAAACGAATTACTAGCATTAAAACGAAAACCATGGTGTAGCTTAGAAGTTGAAGATTTATATGTTGATGGTATATTATTTTATAATGGTGTAACTGGTCCTACTCAATTCGGTTGTACGGGACCAACCGGAAATATTGGACCAACTGGACAAACTGGCAATGTTGGTCCAACTGGCCCATCTTCAATTAATGGAAATACTGGATGTACGGGCTTAATCGGTAATACAGGAAATACCGGAATAACTGGATTACAAGGCAATACCGGAAATACTGGAATAACTGGATTACAAGGCAATACCGGAAATACTGGAATAACTGGATTACAAGGCAATACCGGAAATACTGGAAATACTGGAATAACTGGAATAACTGGAATACAAGGCAATACCGGAAATACTGGATGTACTGGATTACAAGGTATTACCGGAAATACTGGAATAACTGGAATACAAGGCAAGACCGGCAATACAGGAATAACTGGTTTGCAAGGTATTACCGGAAATACTGGAAATACTGGACCAAATGGTATTATTGGAAATACATTGCAATTACAAACATTAGGAGTTAGCGGAGGAATAACAACAACTAGCATAAATGGAATAACTGGCGCACTATCCACATCCTTGACTACTCCTGATGTGGATAATTCAGCATCATTAACATTAGGAGTAACTAGCGCAACACTAATTAATATAGGTAGAAGTTCGATAACAACGACAATTAATAGTGAAAATTTATCTTTTCCAAATAGACCCCGTTGTTATGTTATTTCAAGTGGTACAAAAAATAACATAACAGGTGATAGTACGACTTATACAGTACCATTTCAAACTAAAGTTTATGATGTTGGTTCTGGATTTGGTTCGACTGGTTACACTGTTCCAGTTGCCGGCATTTACACTGTTTCGGCAACAGTTTATATTACAAATATAAGTTCATCCCATACTGTTGGAGTTGTTCAGATAGTTCAAAATGGTGGCGGTTCTAATACATGTACGGCTATATGTAACCCCTATGCTTGTATGTCAACATCGGCGAGCGATTTAAGTTTTAATGTTTCTCGACATATGAATTGTGCAGTAAATGATATTATTAGTGTAACATTACAAGTTCGAGGATCATCAAAAACAGTTGACACAGGATCATTTGGCTGGAACGTACTATCAATAGCTATGATAGATTAAATTGTTAAAATCTTTGTAAATAATATATTAAGATGTCGCTAAACGAATTACTAGAATTAAAACGAAAGCCATGGTGTGATATAGAAGTTGAAGATTTATATGTAGATGGCACCTTATACGCTAAAAATATTGTTCCTGAGCCAATCACCGAATTACAAATAACAACTTTAACAGTTGGACCAACTGGAGTAAGTGGAGGATTTAATTATAATACTATTCAAGACGCTTTGAATAATCTACCGTCATCAGATTCAACAAGACCAATTGATATTTACATTTATGGATCGAATATTTATACTGAAAATTTAAGTTTACCCGTCGGTTATTATCGTTTAATCGGTTTAGATAATTCGGTAACAGCTACAAATTTAGTAAATCTTGATTATCCTGAAGATGCAACAAATTATAATTCTGGTGTAATAATTTCCGGATTTCATGGATGTACAGGGGGCGATAATTGGCAAGGTAATATTATGTTTCAAAATATCACATTTATTAATGATGGTTCTTCTGGTAATGTGTTTTCATTATACAATCGTCCTCCATTTATTTCATTAAATGGTTGTCAAGTTTTCTTTTCTTTTAAAAATACAGTTATTAATATTCCAACTAGTTCATGGATATGGTTTGATATGAATAATACTTTATTAAATTATGGTTTAGATGATACTTTAAGCTTTTCATATGGTCAATTATTTAATATAAATAATGGTGGACTTTTAAATTTAAATGTATTAAATTCAAGTATTTCGGAAAATGGAGCCTCAATAATTAATCCTAATAGCAATCTCATATTTATTGCCAAAGATAGTTGTTTAGGCATGAGTATTACAAGTTATAATCAATATGCAGATACATTTAATTTCGATAATTGTCAATTAAGGGGCTCACCCGTAACAGGTAACGCCTTATTAACCTTTAGTGGAACAGATACATATGAGCCAACTATTACATTCACAACTTGTTATGATTATCCAACTAGTGATAATGAATTTACAGGCCCATTAATTAATTTTACTACTTCCGGTAATGGTTCAAGTGTAATGATTGATAATTGTAATTTTCAAAATTTCACAGATATAAGTAATGTTGTTATTGGTAATCTTCCGCCATCGAATCAATATTGGTTATCTGATTTCATTTGTCAAAATGCTTCAAGTATGACATCATTTAATAATGTAAATAAATTTTGGTATGGTGTGACGGGTCAAATAGGTGCATATGTTTCAACTGGTTATATTATTATTTCAGGTATTCCATTATTTCAAGATAAACCGTTATTAATAGTGACATTATCAACAACGCAAAATGATGCTACTGGTGACGGTTCGGCTTATAGGGTTCCTTTTGATAATGTTTTAGCTCTTCAGGCTTCAAGTTATGATAATACAACTGGAATTTATACCATTCCGTACACTGGATTTTATAGGGTTAGTACTATTGTATCTATACAAAAAAATAGTAATACCCAAACAACATTATACGGTATTGTCGGATGTATTGTATCAGCAAGAACGTTATGCATGTTAAACACAGAATTATTAAGCACAAATAATAATATTGAAACTACTCAAACATGTCAAATGATGAGTTATGTGGCTGGTGATACTATTAGTGTAGTTGTTAACATGGGTGGAGGTGCAAAAACTGCGAATGTATTAGGTCAAGATTATAGCCCTACATTTTACGCGAATCCGTCAACTTTTTCAGTTGAATGGGTGAGCGGTTAATATGAATTATTATATTGATTATTATTATAAATGTCATTAAACGAATTATTACAACTAAAAAATAAACCTTGGTGTAACATAGAAGTAAATGATTTATATGTTGATGGTACTTTATTTTATTCTGGTTTTACTGGTTCGGGTTCTGGTTCAACCGGTCCAACTGGAAAAGGCATAACCGGAAATATTGGACCAACAGGTTTGGGCGTTACAGGTAATACCGGAGCATTAGGAAATACGGGCCCAACCGGTTTGGGTGTTACAGGTAATACAGGTAATAACGGAATTACTGGAAATACCGGATATACTGGACCATTAGGAAATACCGGCGTTACCGGTAATACTGGTAATACAGGTTATACAGGTGTTACAGGTAATACAGGATGCACGGGATCATTAGGAAATACAGGCCCTACAGGTACAGGTATAACGGGTAACACTGGACCGATGGGAGTAACTGGCCCAAATGGAGCCTTAAACACTCTTTTTTTAGCTCAATTAGAAACGACACAGGACAATGTAACCGGCGACGGGACACAATATTCAATTATATTTGATCAGGTTTTTATAGATACAAATTCAGGTTATGACAGTGGTACCGGTATTTATACAATTCCAATTTCTGGTTATTATTTAGTATCTCCATATATAACTATTCAAACACAAAGCAATTTACAGACTCAATTGGTATCGCTTGTATATTCTCCATCAAATCCAACCGGAAGATCGTTAACAATAGTTAACACACAAATTTTAAGTACTAACGGCACATTTATACCAGTTTGTACAAGTCAATTGGCTTATTTTGATGCTGGTAATACAATTAGATGTATTATTTATGTTTCTGGTACCGGTTCGCCAAAAACTGTCAATCTTATTGGTCAAGATTTTGACCCTACTCAAGTACCACAACCAACATCCTTATCAGTTGTATTAATTCATCAAGGATTATCATAAATCAAATATATTTATTTATAAAATATATTTGATTTAATAATTAATTACGTATAAGCGGAACCAGCTTGAACAATTCCATTAACTTCCCAATATGAATTTGCGGACCTTAATTGAAATTTATCCCCAATTTTTGCCGTTGTACCGACAACCAATTGAGTAGCTGAAATATAAACTTTATTGCCTGTATTTCCTAATATTGTACCGTTTAATATTCCTCCTCCTGCTACAATTGTACAAGCTCCGGCCATTGTTGCGCCAACGACAAAATCTAAAACTTGTCCATCGGGAGAAACTGATCCTAATGTTAAATTAGCTCCACCAGTGAAACCAGATAATACATATTGATGATTTCCTTGAGAATTCGCGGGATTTGATCCACCTGTTAAACCAACAACAGAAGATTCGTTAATAGAATAACCATCGGTTACAAGGTTATTGATACGTAGATTACACCAAGGTTTAACCTGATTAAGAAGTAATTCGTTTAAAGACATCTATAGATATATTATTAATTAACAAAATAATATATTAATAGGTTTTTCTTCTATATTTATTCATCCGAGCTATAACCTTCACCATCTACCTCATCTGCATAAGTTAAGTCTTTTCGATCAATAAATTCACCTCCAGACAATCCACTACCATACAAACCATCTCCTAATATTACGCCTCCTCTTCCTCTTTTTCGCATACTACTTCTACGTTTAGATTTTTTCATAGATGATTTTTTCTTTCGTCGACCTAATCCAAGCATTGAAGCTACTTCAACACCTTTTTTAACATATGGCAACGCTGATTTAACACCTGAATAAAGTCTTTCACCTAATTTTTTCAATGAACCAAAGAAATCACCTCCGTAGACAGATTCAGACGCTTGGTAAGACGCTTCTGGTAAATTATACGCTTCTAGAGCGTCTCGATGGGTCACGACCCCAATTTGTTTAATCGCCGACCCATTGATGACGCTATAAGAGCCTTCGTTAATTGCAATAATAAAAGCAGTGTATGTTATGGTCTGAGTATTATGAGGATTTGTAATATTAAATTGAACCGTTAATTGATAATTGCCCACTACATTTATATTCAAGATGGTACGCTACTCCCATCCCCGTTAATATTGCTATTAACCGCTATACGTTACCGTATAGATTAGACTATATCTTAATCCAATTTCTCGGATTCCTCCCATTTCCCTACGCTTGTAGGTACGATCTTTCGATCTAGTCGTTACACCTTCCGAATTTTCGGCTTGGCTCGGTATTGTCCTATAAATAGGAGTTTCACCGAATTAGAGAGGTTATACGATCTGAATTACTTCAGAAAGGGGCTAATGTTAACCCGGGGGCTTCAACTTCTGATAATGGTATATCCATACCGGCTTCTAAACAGACGACACTACCACAATATAAACTAAATTGAGACCATGACATTTCTAAACCGTTACGAACAGAAATATTATACAAATCATAAGCCGTAGCACTTGCTAAAATACCGTTTCGAGTGTTAAAAGTAATATTCATATTATTGATAACGGCAAATGTATCGGTAGAACTTTCATCTAAATCACTATTTTGCTGTCTTGCAAAAATATAAAGTTTTCTAGGAATTGATTTCAATTGAATTGAATTCGCGATAATAGTTGTAGATTGACCCGGGGCTAAAGTTGGCCCGTTGGTGGGGTATCGATTTACCTCAGTGTATGCCCATGTTTGAGAAACTGGCAATTTCATTGTAATATCCGGCTGAATGAAGTTCATAAGAACTTTAAAACTTCCGGCTTGAGGTGTTACAGTAATTGAACTAAATCGACCACTACCAGCAGAAATATTATCATGAGACCAAACACGAGCTAAATCATCGAAATCGATTTGAATTTGAATAGAATCAATACCGTAAAAACCTGATCCTTCTTCTTTTCCAAAAATCAAAGGCGATACAACTAAAGGTTCGCAAACGGTGAGCGTGGCCGTTGCTGATGTTGGTGTATTTGTTAAAAGTGTAAGACCTGAATAACCGGCACGACCATCATCTGACGTACTAGTTTCACCATAATCAGCTAATGCGTTTTTAGAACTTCCATATAGAGCATAATCGGAATATTCTTGATATTGATCCATCATACTATTTGCAATACTGTAATCTTTCCATCGAGTCTCATGGTTATTATGGAATCTTTCAAGAGCGCTGAAATAGTCATTTAGTGGCACACTTGTATTATCTTGACCTAATTGAATCGCAACATTTTTAGAAGATTTCGTCAATGCCCATGATCTTGGAGCATCTGAAACACCTAACTGAATTAAATTCCCAGCTGGAACGGTACCAGTAAAGGAAATATTAAATGTACCACTAACATAAATTTTTCTATTTGTAAATACTTGACGGTTAGGCGGATTACATTGGAAAACCGCACCATTAGAAGCTAATGATTGCGCTGAAAATTGTTGCCATAATTGTTCTCGCCCACCTTTTAATATACCGTACGATCTCGGTAATTGTTTAGTTCGGGGATCATAAACAAGTTTTAAATTAACTGGAACGATATTAGATGACATCTATAGATATATTATTAATAAAGATAAAATAATATATCCATAGAGTTTTTAATTATTCTCCGTAAGATTTCCCACTTTTAAAGGTTTTTTTTCTAAATAAAAATTTTATACTTGCGTAATCATTTGGTTCTAAGATAATCGGGAATAAATTACTATGATTATCTTGCCAGAATGCTTTAATATTAAATTCGCTAAATCCTACATTTGAAATAAAATCAATTAATCTATATTCTGCCGTAGGTAGATATTCAAGATTTCCTTTACAAGCTCCCGGGCTTATTTCTGTAGGTACAACAAAATCGCTTAATACTGGTGATGTGTTATTGTTTGCTTGTGCTTCATTCCCAGATTGATTATTAGAAGGTATAAACTCCTTTCTAACTGGAGCTAATGAAGATGTGAAAACAACCGATTCTATAGATGGCCATACATGAAAACTTGTCCAATCTTGAGTTACTTTTAAATAATTAGTTCCTGTAGCTCCTGTTAATCCATCTTTTATAATTTGGTATGGTAATTCAAAACTCGTTGGAGGATTAGGAACGTATAAAGCGCTATTATCAACAATTATATTATTATCTAAAAATGTTGATAATCCATATCCATACTGATAATTTTTAAATCCTTGAAAATATGAAAATAAATCAAAATTCATATAAATTTGAGGCTGACCAGCAATAGCATAAGCATTATCAACATACATACTAATTAGCCATGTTTGAGGATCCCAATAAAATTTCGGTGGGTATTGTGTTAATTGTCCTCCTGTAGCACCGACTAAACTAGCGTATGCCGTAGAATAACCAGCGTTAACCATATCCAAAAATTCCTGATAGGAATTCACTGAAAGAGTGTCATAATTTGATGTTTGTGTAAATGGCACATATGCCGAATATGTATTATTATTAAATACTAAAGACGCAACATTATAAGTTGCATTGACTAATGTCATTGTTGTTGTACCGCTTCCTAATGTTGGAGTAACTGATAATGTAACTGAGTCGGGATTAATATAATTAATAATAGTTGTTCCAGCTGGAATTAATCCAGCGCTATCGGTAACGGTAAAACCAACCATTAGAGGATTAAATAAATTTGCAGATGTAATAACTGGATTCCCTGATGTTATATTTACTACAACAGTTACCGGATCAATATGAAATAATGGAATACCGGCCCCGGGTACAAAGAAACGAACGACAGATAAATAATATTCTTCTGGATTTTTAACAAGTTCAACCGTTCTTATATCTTGAAATTGTAAATTAATAGGTGTGGTTTGATCATTTTGTACAGCAATATTATAATAAATATGATCTGCTCCTACTTCGATACCTGTTTTTTGTCTACGATTCATCTATATCATTTATTAAGATTAAATTCCTGTCAATTCATAAGTAAAAATAGTTACAATATCATCAGGTGTTAAGCCTTTCGGAGCTTTAAATAATTCTACAAATTTATCTAATGGTACATTTCTCATCATACATCTAGATACAGCCCATCTGCCACATGTAGATATATTCTTTTTCATTTTTTGAAGACGATATTGATTAAAACTTAATTGATATGGAGAATGATATAATAAATATGTTAAATGTGGGTAATCTTGACCTAATTCTCTTCTTAAATTGGCTTTTGTAAATTTTAATTCATTATCTGGTCTAATACCATAACTATCAAAATGTTCAATAATATTTTTACCTTGTTTGATGATCGCCACCCAATGCCCAAAATTCTTTTTAGTTTGATAAAGAATAATAGCGCATCCATAAGGCGACAATAATTGATCAATATTTTTGAATTTTGATAATTCTGGATATGTTAGAATTTTAACTTTATTATTTAATATTTTATAAATTTCGTCATTGCTTAGCGCTTTAGATTTTAATTTATTTAATTTCTTACGATCCATCTTATATTATTAATATTGATATTTTTCTTCTTCTGAATCTGAATCAGATTTATACATTTTTTTAGTTTGATTTTTCAAAGCTGTATTATAATTAAATACATTTGGATCATGTTTTAATTTAGTTACGTTAACTTTTGTATTATTCAATAATATTACTCCTTGCTCGTGTAAAATATACATTGGATATGATTTATATAATGTTATCCATCGTGATGGTAATCCTAATATTCTATCTATTTCTTCCTTCTTCCTTATTCCCCCGTATTTTTGTAAAAAATATTCTATATGATGAACATCACCAGATTGCGGGAAAAATGTCACTGCTCTTGATTCAGTTAATAGATCTCTTGTTTCCCCGTAATTGGTTATTTGGTGA